ATGTTATCGTTGAAGTTGTTCCAAGACAGCGTGAGGTTTGTCCCGATCTGAGCAGCAATCTCTGCATCGGTCTTCACGTTTGTGTCCATCAAGATTTCCGCCTCCTCGAGAGTCTCTGGCAACTTCTCTGGATCGTCACCAATGACGCCGCCACCCGTAGCCTCTTTAAGCTGCATGAGCTGGTCGCGAAGCAGAACCTGATTTTTTATCCTGTTTTTTTGCTTCTGCTTGTCTGAAGTAGAGAGTGGATCAATCGCCTCAAGGTTCGGATACGGATCTCTTGACAGAATCTTGTTGGCGACGATCTTTGCAAACTTCGGTAGAATTGGTACAGGTGTATAGTCTATGTTCACCAAGCTCCCGTCAGCGTTGTTGGGGTCGAGGTTTGTAAGTATCTGCTTGTAGATAGTTGTATCTTGAGTTCCGTTTGCGTACTCTCGGTTTCTATCAAAAGCTTTATTCCGCTCTCTGAGCAGAGAAGAATTGTCACTCAAGCTACCCCATTGACGCTCAATAGCCTTAGCGTATTGCTTGCCGTATGCAGGAGAGTTTTTCTCTTCTTGTCGGGCTAGAGGGTCTGGAAAGTTGCTCGATCCTTTTGAGTTCGTTGACTGCATTACAAGGGGCGCATTTTCTGCAAATATAACAAATTAGCCGATCGGCTTGTATCGCCTAAAGAACTTGGCCTCAGATAGGTTAGACTCCTTCTTTTTAATCTTTTCTTTTTGTGCAGCAAGAAGGCATAAACCCGAACTAATTGAAAGGTCAAACTTCGTTCTGTTGTCGATCTTAAAGCCTATCCAGTCCTCAAGAGTTCTATTGAAATACATCTTCCCATACTCACCTGTATCCCTGTTGATGCCTACGTGCTCGTGGATGTAAGCCTCAATAGCATGGGCGTGAGCTTGAATAACGTCCTGAGAGTTTGAAGGTATACCTTTTGTCTTTACGTTCGCCTTAGAGTTGGGGGCAGAGAGGTGAGCAGGTCTGTTCATAAGGTATCCGTCGTAACCCCTTGACTCAAAGTATCTTGCAATACCGTACTTGTTGTTTTCAATTAAGATGGGGTACCCGTAAAACACAGCAGCCATAAGTACATCCTCGTAGAAGATTTTAGCTAAAGGCGGGCGGGACGCATACTCCACTACAAACATGTTCGATGGATGCTCCATATGGAACTTGTTGTATAGGTGTAGCGCTCCCTTAGAACCGCGTCCGTCGACGGTGGCGTCAAGGTCGTAAGAGTCAACCCCGCCTACCCCCAGCTCTGCATTAGGTGCTACTCGTTTTCCTCGTTCTTCTTTGATGCGGTTTTGCATCTCTTTGGGTGGCATCCACGCCACCTTAAACCTGCCTGTGTGGTCGGGCTTAAAGACAACCTCTGTGTCCTTCTCCCCATTCCTCCAGACGAAGTTGCCAGTAACAACGGGGTTGGGGAACAGCTCGTCGTTGTACTGTATCTGCTCGTAGATCTGGCCTACGTTAAACAAGCTCCCGTCGACACTGTCTCTGAAAGCCTCGTCCTCTGTAAAAGGAAACTGGCGCGTAACTTCGTTGAGCTCACTGGGGTCGTGCTTAAGGCTTTCTCTTTCATTCTTTAGGTAAGAGCGCGCTCCAATATATACCTGCTCACCATCCAACCCCTCGATAGGCTCATCAGGATCTTCTACTACAGGACCACCGAACTTATCAAAGAACCCCTCTAAAGAGTGAAATGCTGGAATGAAAATCCTATATAGTCCACTTCTGGTCCTTCCGTTGGCGTTGCGCTCGCTAGGGTTAGAGTCTGCCCATAGATCTTTGTACTCCTTGCCCCCCTTGTCCATAGGGTTTACAGTACTACCCACCAGAGCCTTCCCCACAATCTTCCTACCCACAATAAGGCACGTACGCTGAATACGCCAAGCGTCCCTAATATCTGTAGGCTTCTCCCACTTGCCAGCCTCATCGAGATACATGAGGTGCAGCTTTTCACCATCGTATGCGTTGTTCGTGGTGTTCTTCCAGTTGATTACCGTATTAAGAGCCTCGCCCGTCTGCGTAGTCTTATTATTCTTCGTGATTCTCTTAGACGGCTCGCGAAAAGCCAGCTCCATGCGCGGATTGGTCGTTCCATCTTGAATGGGTTTAAAGAAGAACGGGTAGTACCTGAACATCTGCACCACCTTCTTCATGAATATATTTTCTTGTGCGTCCTTACCAGTCTTGGACTGAATGCCAAGGAGCTTGTCCTTGACTTGGGTCGCCTCATCTAGAAGTACAGACGAGCAGATATTCGTATACCCGCTACGCCTGCACTTCGTGTAGAGCTGCCCGATACATCGGGGGTCCGCCTCACACGCAGCTAAATGTAAGAAAATATCTCTTTGGAACAAAAGGAAGCTCGGATATCCTATATCCATCCGAGTCCACTGAAGCATCATATAGTGCCTCCCCGTAATATATGTAGGGATACCATTCCGAAAAAACCAAAAGCCCTCACGCCGACGGCGAAACTCCTCTTCGATATACGGAGAAAACTTCTGTCGAAACTCCCTAGGCATCTCCCCCCACTCATCCATAGACTTAATCCTAGACAGCTCCGAAGGCATATCAACCCTCTCCCACACCTGCATGTCGTTTGGCCTTCCATATCCCGCAATCTCCTTCTCGGGAGGCTGAGCGGGAAGAACAATGACCAGCCCGCTAAGCTCGATAACTTCACCCTGCGTACCCTTGGGGCAAATCGAGATAGCAAAGTCATCGTACTCATCGACCTTGACCAGCATAACGCTTCTTGTAGTTGCGAGACGACTTGATCTTAGATGTTTTGTTTTTCGCGTGGATGCCCTTGCGTCTGATTCTTTTGGGCTTGTACGAGGAGACTTGAACCTTTGACATGTGGATTTAATTGGTACGCGAGGAGGGACTCGAACCCCCAATAACAAACTTAGAAGGTTTGGGCATTATCCTGTTATGCTACTCGCGCATATGGTTGTTACAAAATTAACATATATGGTGTCCGCAAGGCGGGACTTGAACCCGCATGCAACCGATTACTCTTTCTACAAGGTATAAGCTTGAGGAGATACTTGCGGTTATGAGTTTCTTCTTTCGTGAGTTTTCTTTCTGTGGCAGTTGGCGCAGCGGATATCACACTTCCTGATCTCGTCCTTGATAGTCTCTATAGAGTATGACTGGTTTACCATGTCGGAGACGTTCTTATACTTCTCTCCTCTGACGTGATCGAACTCAAGTACGATAGGCTCAGACTCTCCGCAGTCAACACAGTCAAACATGTTCTTGATCCTAAGGATAAACTCTTTGTTCCAACTGCGCTGATTATGGTTTCTCTTTTTGGACCGAGACTTATAGAGAGCTTTGTTTCTCTTATAGTGCTCAGCAGAAGCACGCCGTTGATCGTCTCGGTTTTTATAAGGCATCAGTCTTCGCTATCGTTCCAAGAATCCTCCCAGAATCGGTGCTCTTTGTTCGCCCGCTGATAGACGACTTCTTTCCAGTTACTTAGAGAATCTTTCAGCGAAACCTCCGCTGTAGTCTTTGGCTTGTCCGATTTCCCCATTTGTCTGTAGGTCTTTGATCATTTGTTCTAGCCTTTGACGCTCTACAATGAGATCCTTGCAGTCAGTGGCTGTCTGCTTGATAGATTGCAGCTCTGCCTTGCGAGCGCTGCCATTGATCTCAGGGTCTACAGGCTTTTTGATTTCATCAATCATATTGTTGATAGCAACCTCCATGCTATCCATAAGGCGGGCTGCCGCCTCCATAGTTGTAAACTTCTTACGAGACAAAGCTCATAAACATAGGCGTCTTCTCCCCTACGTAGGATCCGACGATGTTAAAGTCCACATGCTCCACCGCATCATCATAGTCCATGCCCTCCTCAACGAGTATCTCTATCACCCTGTCTATGTCGTATACGGCGACAACGTTAGCGCCATAGGTGACACCTACGATGGCGTCATTAAAGCCATCTGCAAGCAGGCACTCCTCTTCAGCGAGGATCTCCATCAGGTCTTCTTTATCAATCATTCTTCTACGTATAAAAGGTCTCTAGGGTCAACGCGATAGTACTCTTGACCGTCAATTTTAATTCTGTAGTCCATGTTCTTAGGGAACCCGACAATGTCTCCCTTCTTCACCCCGATAGCCTCAAGCCATGGAGCGTCAAAAGAAACGCGCCCTTTACGCGGGAGCTTCTCCTCAAAGCTTACAAGCTCAAGAGACTCTGACTTCAGGTCATCCTCTTCTTCTACGTACTGCAACAAAGACCATCCAGACATAGGCTTGATCTCTCCCGTCTCTTTGCTCTTGTATGCGATACACTGACTGTTCATGCAGTTGTCTGGGTCGTACTGCACGAGGTAGCTGTCTTTAACGCCTGTAAGGGGAGTACCCTCGTTTAACACTACAAGGTGGTGGAAGTACAGCGTGTCGCCTGCCTTAACGCCTGTATCGTATTTATGCGGTGGGGAGATAACCTCGGCGCTAGTCTTACGATGCTCAAACTCGTTGAACTTTGTGTCTATAGCTAGCTCTACGCCACTGTCTAGCGTAATAGTGTCGTTCATCCTCTTGGGGAGGTGAACGATAAACTTGATGAGACTTTTCATCTTCTAGAAGTTACAGTCAAATTCAATTATGCAGGGCATCTCGTCTACAGCTTTCCATAGAACTTGCTCCCCTTCCTGCTCCAAATATACAAGGTATCTTGTTTTTCCGTGCAGGTGTTGATGTCTTTCGTCTGGGATGATGGCACAGACATTGCCAGCGCCCGCCCTCATGCCCACATAGTAGGCCATAGCGTTCTTCGGGTCCTTCCCGATAATGATCTTTCTTATAAGTCCTGTCATGTCAATTCAGTGAAATTCCAAGGTCGCCAAGCAGACTGTCAAGGTCTGGGCCACTTTGCTCTTCAAAGGTAGTGACAATAAAAGAAATGATCTCTTCAAGCTCCTCTTTGGTGTCTAGGTTGTAGCTGAACATGGCCTTCATCTCAGAAGTCTCTTCGTCTATGGGTTCTAGCAGCCCCGTAACCATGCAGTTCATAACCCTATCTCTCAGGTCATACTTTTCAATAAGCTCCTCCATTGCCATATGCAGCTCGCGGGCCTCCATCAAAAACCCTTCCTCCATCATATCTTTGTACTTATCGCTCATAAATCTTAGTTTAATGCCCAAGAGCACGGTTTCAAAAAAACGCCTGTTCCGAGAGTTCTCTCGGCTCAATCAAAGGTATGTAAAAAACAACCACCTCAAGAACCTGAGAAAGGTCACCATGAACTTCTGCAGTCGCAAAGATATCTTCGAAAAAGAATTGCACTTTCTGCTGTGGGCTTACGACCTAGAGTTCTGGACCCTTAAGTATGCGTCTGAAGACTATGACTACAACAAGAGCAAGCTTGCAGAGCGAGTGGTATACCCCATGATTAGAGAGGGGTATATATACAAACACTTCGATAAGCTTACTCCCAGTACTACAGCTGAAGACCATCTCTTTCGCGATGAGACAAAGTTCAACTACAGAGTACGATATGCTATAACGCAAAAAGCCCGCTTGTTAGTGCAGGCTTTTTACAGAGAGCTCGAAGCTTAGTCTTCGATAGACGGGAACCACCCGTCACCTTCCATCTCATCTTGAGACGTATAGCTAAAGGCGTTAGGGAGGATGTCTGACACTTTGATCTCCACCCCGTAGTTAGCTGCAAGCTTTGCGTTCACAAACGTTTTCTTCTGCGTCGTATACTCTGGCATAGAATCAAACAGCTCTGCTGTGTCAAGCTGTTCGTGGGGACGGATCATAGCGTCAGTAGAGAGCACAAGAGCAGCTCTACCGTCAGAGTGCATTACAACACCACAGAAAGAGTTTGTAACGTCTCTAGGGTGGCGAATAGCTCGTGGACGCTGCAAGGTCCACAGCGCTTCAGCAATCTCTTTACAGCGCTGTTCAGAGGTCTTGTCGTCAGATGCAGTTACAATGATGTAGCTCATGAGTAGATGCTGTAGAAGTCGTTGATGTTCGATTCGATGGCCGTGCGTTTGGCTGATTGGTCAGAGTTATACAACAATATTTCAGACATTTTCCCCGTATATGTCCATACATTAGCATAAGCGGAAATTTTAAAATCCGTCCAACTCGTCGTTTGTACGTCCTCATGCACAATAATTGCGCCATTCAAATTTGCAGCGCCGTTTGTTATAATCGCTGTGTGTAAATCGTCGCGCGTTGTTGTGCCTTCTATTACATTAATATCACTTCCATTAACGTAGATTTTTGAGGAAGCGTCAGCATATGCGGATGCCAAAGTGGTTGATGTACTGCCGTCATGCACAGCATAACTGTAATTACTGCCAGATGTAGCCTGTGAAAACATAATGTGTACGTTATCAGTGCTGTGCATATAACAATACGCATCTAAACGGGCTTGGCCATAAACGTCAGAACTACCTATGTTAAATGTGTCTGTGCCATCAAAGTTTAGTGTTGGTTTTCCATTTTGCGTAATAACCGACCCGCTTGAAACAATCTGCGGTTGGTCCGCGTTCGTGCCTTGCGTCGCGTCATTCCCGTTCGATGACTGATCATACCACACCGTTACCCACGCATCACCGCCATTTGCAAAGTCAAGAAGCGCATTAGTGTCTAGCTCACCGTTACTGTTAAAGCCGATATCCTGCTCTAGGCTGTCACCGCTTCTACGCACACGTATTGCATACGGGGAGACAGAACGTCTAAGCTGACGCAAAGAGTAAGCAGCAGCAGCATTAGGGTAGAACTCAAGAAGACCTGTAGTAAACGTGGTTGGCTCTAAAAGCAAAGGCACTAACTGCTGCTCCATACACGAGTAACTTTCGACAGATCCTCCGTCATCAATAACTCTTGTTTTAAACTTGGCAAGAAGTGTCGCCTCCAAGAAAAACGAGGTGGCACTTGAGTCTGGTACAACAGATGTTCCGAGTCCTAGCATTATACTTCTTCTTCAGTTGGTTCTGGGAAAAGCTCTGGACGCTGAACCTTGCATTCAGCAACCCACTCTGCGATAGCGCTAGAAGATCCGAAGGTGTGAACCCCCATAGGAGCGCACCACACCATCTGAGCATCCCAAGACGGGTCAGGCTCTCCGTTCCACAGCACGTCTACGTGGTAGCTGTCTGACAGCACTGGAGCTGTAAGCTCGTTACCGTCGTCGTCGTAGGTAGCTGGGGTGATTACGATGTTACCGAGACGCACGATAGAGTGCGAATGCGTAGGGTTGCCTTCTTCGTCATGGGGAAGTGCTGCAATGGCAGCATCGAATGCCGCTTCATTGGTGAAGCTGTACTTACGAAATTTTCTCATGTTATAGTGTTGTTAAGGCTGCTAATTCGCTGTTTGATAGTCTTGTATTAAAAACTAATGATTGTTTTATCTTATTTCCTAAATCTATGTTACCTGTACCGATTGCTAAATCAACTCTGTCAACAGCAAGAGTGCCAAGACCACTCGCAGAACTAGTAGCAATTTGTGAGCCATTTATATATAAAGCATAATCAGAGTCTTTATAAGCCATAGCAATTTTATAAGTAGAACCTACTGAAAGAAATCCAGAAGATGTTCCTTCGCTAAATTGGTTTGAACCATTATACACTACCCCATTAATTCTTGAGTCGTTTTGTTGTATATATATTTGATTAGAACCACTACTATTTTTTAAATCAAATACACGAGAAGAAAGACCGCTTGTTATGGCACTAATTGTTATTTGAGCATAAACAGTTCCTTCGGTTTGATTAAAATAAGATGTGCTTGGAGATGCCGTCTTGCAATCATCCTCTTCCCTCGTAACGCTTGTCCCATATGTAGGGATGTAAGATGTGGGGTAAGAGCCTTCTTCGAGTTGAACACCATACACGTAGATATCGTCAATAGGGGTTCCTGATTTCAATATCTTAAAGTCACATCCAATTTGATTACCTGATCCTGCACCTGTAAATGTATAGGTTATTTC